ATTCCGCTACATTAAGAACGGTACTGAGGATGTTGCCCTTGCCGATATGGGCTTTAGCCCTGAGCTACGCGCAGCGATCAAGAAGAACCTTGACAAGATCGCGGAGTTCAGGGGGGACGAGCTTGGCAAGCTGGATATCTTCGCCGGGGACCTAACCCCTGCACAACGCGCGGAGCTAGTTGGTGTTATCAACAGGGGCTCAAGCCAGATCATCCAGAGTACCTACATTGGTGAGACTGGCAAATGGGCACACAACGGTTTCCTCAAGCTGTTGTTCCAGTTCCGCACGTTCAGCCTTACTGCTGTTGAAAAGCAGTGGGGCAGGAACCTTAGGAACTACGGGGCGCTTAAGAGCATGATGTTCCTAATGGGCGCTATGTCCTTTGCTGCCCCGATCCACATGGCTCGCATCCACGCTAGGACGCTGGGTATGTCGGAGGAGGACCGCGAGGCTTACCTTGAGAAGTACCTTGCCCCTGCGGCTATCGCCCAAGCAACCATGACCTACGCGTCTGCTGCTGGCTTTGCCGGGGACATTTGGGACATTGGCGGGTCCGCCGCTACTAACATCATGGGGGACGCTGCACCCGACTGGCTTAGCTCCACGGTAAACCCGAGGGGCGGTGCTAGAGGCCAAGGCAAGTTCCTTGGTGGGGTAGTGGCCCCGTCTGCCTCTCTTGTAGAGGGAGCCTTTGGCCTAGCTAACGGTGACTTGAAGAAGCTTAAAAGCTTGCTGCCGGGCGCTAACCTCCCGTATGTCGTTCCGTTTATCAATGCTATCGAGGAAGCGTTGGACGAAGACTAAGTGTATGAGACTAGGGTGTAACAGCCCTAGTTTCGTCACCCTAGAACATAATCATTCCTACTAACTGATTGGAGGGCCGGATGGCCGGAGAAGACCCGCTATTGGACCCCGATTACAGGTACGCCCTTAATCGTTTCGATGGCGACGGAACAACTACCACTTGGGAACTGACTTTTGCTGGCGGATTTATTGATCGCGCACACGTCAAAGCCTATACTGTAAACGTCGATGGTACGCTCACTGAGCTTGGCTTCGACTGGATTACGGACACTAGCGTCGATGTTAGCCCTGCGGTTGACGACGGCCAAGAGTTCGTGTTCTACCGCGATACTCCTAAGAACGCCCCGCTCGTGGACTTTAACGGCGGCTCCGCGTTTACGGAGAAGAACCTAGACACTCTCTCTAAGCAAGCCGTGTTTATCGGCGCGGAAACTATTGACCGCTTTGCTGGCGTTGAGGAGCGAACCACTGCCGCTACTGCTACTGCTGCCGCTGCTACGGTTATCGCCAATGCTGCTGCCGTTACTGCGGACGAGGCGCTGGACGAGGCGGGGACTGCGGTTACTACTGCCAACGGCGCTAGCGCAACCGCTACTGCTGTCGCCGGAGAGTTTGCTGCACTAGCTGGCACTATCGAGGACCTCCTCGGTGAAGACCTTACCGGCCTCGCTCGTCTGGACGCTGACCAAGTATTTACTGCGCGTCAGGAGTTTAGCGACGGCGCTGCTATTGTTAGCTCTGATACCCTTACGGGTGCCGAACTGCTGGTCAACGGTGACTACCGCCTTAAGGTCGGTGGCGTATGGGAAGCAGCCCGGTCCTACCATTCGTGGGACTTGCTTACCGGCGTCCCGACTGCGTTTGTGCCAGCGTACCATACGCAGGACTGGGGCAGCATCACAGGGAAACCGCTGACGTTTACCCCTAGTGCACACACGCAGGACTGGTCCACTGTTACGGGCAAGCCTACAACCTTTGCTCCGTCAGCCCACACTCACCCCTACACTGAGGTTACGGCGGACCCCGCTGTTACCGCAGCGGTAGACAAGGTGACCTTGCTGTATATTCCCGGAGAGATCAAGCAGGGGCTCTTTGCCTCTGTGCCTACGGGCTGGATCGTTCCTGATGGTAGCACCATTGGTAATGGGGCCTCCGGCGCTGGCCGGGCTAATGCTGATACCGCTGACCTGTTTGCCCAATGCTGGGCGCTGGATGCAGCCGTATCCCCTATCTATACCTCTGCCAACGTGCTTACTACGCGCGGGGCCAACGCTGCGGCAGACTTCGCCGCAAACAAACGCATTGTCGTGCCGGACCTTCGTGGTGTCTTCCTTCGCTCCCTGAGCCTTGGTTCCTCCATTGATGCCGGTCGCGTCCTCGGTTCTCTCCAGCTTGGGCAGAACGAAGCGCATACGCACACTGTTGGGTCCAGCATCAACGATACTCCTAACACCAACATTGCTGGTGGTGCTGGTGGTATTGTCGGTTCAGAGACTACTTCTTCTTCCGGTGGTGACGAGGCGCGGCCTATTAACGTCGCAGTCCGTATCATTATTAAACTGTAGGATTACCATGCACGACCACACTTTGGCCGTTGACGGCGTGAGTTACGCCACGAAGATCGCCCCACCGCTTGCTATTACGGGAGCCAGTATGTTCGGCCTCCCTCTGTCGGATTGGGTTTACATCCTGACAATCTTCTATACGCTCCTCCAAACGGGCTATTTCCTGTGGAAACTTCTCCACCGGGGCAAGAATGGGATTGAAGACGATGGCGGCAAATGAAGCCGTACTTGGCCTACTGCACGATCTAACCGCAACTGCCCTTATTGCTAAGCTTAAGGGCACGGCTGTTCTCGATGAGGATGGCCAGCCGACGGGGGAGATTATCCCCTGCTCGGCGGCGGACATTCAAGCAGCGGCCAAGTTCCTCAAGGACAACAACATTACCTGCGCCCCTGCGGATGATAACAAGCTCGGTGAGCTTGAGCAGAAACTCCAAGATCGCCAGAAGCGTCGGGCCTCCCGGCTCACGCCTCAGGATATGGAGGATGCTAGGGAGCAATCAAACTTTATGCAGGGCCTTCCTAACTAATGGCTAGGGAGAGTAATGAGGCCGCTCTACTTCGGTGGGACAAGCTTGCTGTATTGCAGAAGCACTACCACAAGTTCTCGGACTTTCTGGATGACAGTTTTGAACACCTAGGCTTTAACGCCTCATGGGTTCAGCACGACATTGGGGAGTTCCTGTCAAACGGTCCTCATAGCCTGATGGTCCAAGCTCAGCGTGGGCAAGCCAAGACTACGATTACGGCTTGCTACGCTGTGTGGACCCTGATCCATAACCCCAAAGCGCGTATCCTCATTCTCTCCGCCGGTGGCACACAAGCCAACGAAATCTCTACGCTCATCGTTCGTCTGCTTATGACGATGGAGGAACTAGAGTGCCTTCGGCCCGATCCCTCTAACGGGGACCGGACCTCGGTTGAGAGCTTCGACGTACACTACACCCTTAAGGGCGTGGATAAGTCGCCAAGCGTGGGTTGCTCCGGGGTTACCGGGAACCTGCAAGGGAAGCGCGCTGACTTGCTCATCGCGGATGATATCGAGAGCGTGAAGAACAGCCGGACTGGCATGATGCGTGAGCTTCTGCTGGCCCTGACGCGGGACTTTACCTCCATCTGCGCGGACGGCCGCATCGTGTACCTTGGTACGCCGCAATCTCAGGAGAGTATCTACAACTCCCTCCCCGCCCGTGGCTTCACCGTTAGAGTGTGGCCCGGTCGCTATCCTTCCGCTAAGCAGCTTGAGAACTACGGCGATATGCTCGCCCCGGCTCTGCTGCGTCGGCTGCAAATGAACCCAGCACTCGCCTACGGCGGCGGGATGCTCAAGGACCAAGGGCAGCCTGTGGAGGATGGAGAGTACCTTGGGGAAGCTCAGCTTCAAGCCAAGGAACTCGACCAAGGCCCAAGCTACTTCCAACTTCAACATATGCTTAACACTCGTCTGGCGGATGCGCTACGCTATCCGCTTAAGACCGAGAACCTTGTCGTCATGCGTCTAGGCATTGGGAACTTCCCGATGACTGTTACTAGGGGGATGACCGGGGATAAGCTTAAAGACTACGCAATCGGGGACCTCGCGTTCAAGATGATGCAGCCGCACGATATCTCCCCGGAGGTAGCCAAGCTGCAAAGCACTGTCATGTATGTTGACCCAGCCGGTGGTGGCGCTAACGCGGATGAAACCGCGTACGCTATCGTGGGCTTCCTAAACGGCAACGTCTACCTACTTGAGTGCAATGGCGTTCCCGGAGGATACGAACGAGACACTCTACTGCATCTTAAACGCGCGGCTACCCGGTGGGAAGTTAATGTGATTAAGGTGGAGAAGAACATGGGCTACGGAGCCTTCTCCGCCGTATGGACACCCATTCTTCGTGAGGATGAGAAAGACCCGCAAACGGGCACTATCCTACACCCCGGCTGGAAAGGCGGGATTGAAGAGGACTATGTAACGGGCCAGAAAGAAGCCCGCATCATCGAGACGCTTGAGCCTATCATGGCCCGAGGCTCCTTGATTGTGAACGAGAGCATCGTACAAGAAGATGCGGAAAGTATCCAGCGTTACTCCCCGGAGAAGCGTAAGACGTATAGCCTCTTTCACCAACTTATGCGTATCACGAAAGAACGTGGTGCGCTACCTCATGATGACCGCCTTGACGCGGTTGAGGGCGCAGTTAGGCACTTTGTTGCCATGCTCGCAATCGACCAAGCTAGTGCAGTTAAACAGCAGGAAGCAGCCCGCTTTAAGGAGTGGGCTAAGGACCCGCTGCAACGCAACCGATATGTGGACCCGCCCAAACGCGGTGGTGGTACACTTTTCTCTAAATGGAGGCGCTAATGCGCGAAGATGAACTCCCCTCGCCGGGGCTGATTAACGGCGGCGCACGGCTGCGTCGAGAAGTAGCCAACGCTATCTCCTACATCCAAGTCAACGCCCGCGTGGACGGCCTCCATAGCGAGGCTCACCGACTGCAAGCGTTCCTTGCTGCCGCTTCGACGGAGCTTGATGACTATGCTGAGGCTGTGCCTACTAACAGCGTCAACGTGGCTATCTCTGGCACGGCTCAGGTCGGCCAAACCCTGACAGTCTCGGCTGGCACTTGGGCTGGCGGTGGTCTGACCTTTACCCGCCAATGGAAGAAGGCTGGCGTCGCTATCTCTGGAGCTACCGGAACCACGTATGTTCCTGTTGTTGGTGACATTGGCGCTGCCATCACCTGCACGGTAACCGGCACTAACAATGCTGGCTCGCTGGCCAAGACTTCGGCTGCTACCTCTAACGTGATCGCTGCCTAATGGCCCTCTCTGATTTTCTAGCTATTGCCCCGGTTCGCCGGGTGGTAGCTGTTAATGAGGATGGAAGCTATGCTGGTGCTGTCCGTAAGCTGGATTGGGCCAATGGCAAAGTTGCAGCCGTAGGCGCTACTTCTGCTAAGACTGCTGCCGTGGCTGCTACTGAGGTAGCAATCACCACTAGCACGGGGGCATGGATCACATTTGGTCCTGCCGCCTCCGTGGCGGCGGTTCATGGTGGGGCTGGCTGTATGTACGTGGACCCCGGTATGTGCCCGGTGTATTTGCAGTTTACCTCCGGGCAAGCTGTAGCGGCAATCCATAGTAGCGGCACGGGGCATATTTCCGTGCTTCCGGTGATTTAACATGGACAACAACCTGAAAAAGGTTCTGGTCGGTGCGGCGGGGGCTCTAGCAGTCTCCGCCGCAGGGCTGGGCTTTATTGGCGGATGGGAAGGTAAAGAGAATGAACCTTATCGTGATATCGCTGGCGTTTGGACTGTATGTTATGGGTCAACTGGCGCTCATGTTCTTACTGGCGGAACCCGCACAGACGAAGAGTGCCTCACCCTACTCGATGAGGACGTTGATCGCTTTGAGGCGGCAGTCAATCGCTGCACTCCTGTACCCAAGACGCAGAACCAGTTTGACGCCCTCGTCTCCCTGAGCTTCAACATTGGGGAACAAGCCTACTGTCGCTCCACGCTTGCACGTAAGTTCAATGCTGGGGACACTCTAGGCGCTGCTGAGCAGTTCCCTGCATGGTCTTACGCAACGATCAATGGAGAGCGCCGCCAAGTTAGGGGCCTCCTGAACCGTCGCCTTGCTGAGCGCGTCCTGTTCCTCACGCCGCCCCCTGCGGTGCCCGTGGAGCGCCCTGTGGCTGTCCCGGCATCGTCATCCCCGGAGTGCCCTGCTGCCCCTGTGGCGGCCGGAAACCGGGGCTAGCGTGGATCGTGGCCCGCCCTGCTCCCCGGATAACCCTCGGGCAGGTCCAGCAGGTAGCCTCGCTACTTGTTAGCTTGTCCAATATCAACTGGAAAGGCTTTAAGCCTGTGATTAACACCATTAAAGACCTGTGGGCCAAGTATGGCCTCAAGGATTATTGGGGTCGCCTCCTGCTTATTGGCGCTGCTGCCATCCTGATCGGCTTCGTGCTGTTCGATTGGCGCAGTCAAGCCGTACAAAAGGTGGAAGCCCGCGCTGAGGTGATCCGTATTACCGCCGAGCGAGACACCCTTGCCCTTAAAATCGCAGGAGATGAGGCGGCGTCTACCGAAAGGCAGCGTATCCTCATCGCCCTCGCGGAGATTAACCGCGAAGATATGGAAGAACTGAATGAAACACTGGGAAACAATCCAGATTGGGCTAATCAGCCTCTCCCTCCTGAGCTTCGTCAGCGCTTGCGGTAGTACCAGCATCGTTAGTACCATGCCCGACGCCGAGCTTCTTCGAGATTGCGAGAAGACCGCTGTACGGCTGGAAACTAATGGCGATCTGGCCGTGGCATACAAGACGCGGGACAACGATGTTGACGTGTGTAACGCTGATAAGGCCGCTCTGCGCGCTTTCTACGGCGTGACTGCGGGTAGCACCGTTGGTTCTTCGGCGGAATAGCAATGTGGTAACCCTCAGGGTATAGCGACCGAAAAAATGGTTGGTATATCCGAGGGGAGCCCTCCCATTCCACACGCGCGTAATCCCCCCGTGCCACCCATGCGTTATCGTTTATCGATGCCAACCCATATTGTTAAACGATGAAACGCCGCTAAGCCCCTTTTAAGCCCCGTGGAGGCCAGCCGGATAGCCTTGGGGCGTCACGGTATAGAAAGCCCGGAGTTTGCCCTGTAGCACCCCTTCCCGTGGATTTTGCCCTGTTTTCATCGCCGCTATATATCCGCGCGTTAGCGTGTGCGCTTTCCAAGCCTTTAAGGCCCCGGCCTATCTGTATCGTTTAAACGCCCTGCCCCAAGGCTAAGCCGGTATGCCAAGGGGCTGCTAAGGGTAAGCCAAGGGGTATCCCGCCGCTAAGCCTTACCCTGATTGAACCTTGCCCTTCATTACTAAGGGGCCAAAGGGATAACCCTTAGTTTCGTCACCCTAGAACATAGAGAACGCCATAGGCCGCTTGCATCTATTTGCCCTGATATAAACCAAGGGGGAAACCCCTAGAAGTAATCCCTAAGTAAACCACCCTGATAAAGTGATTGGATACTTAGAGGGACGAATGATGAATGCTTAGAGTCAAACTTTGATACATGACCCTGATAGAATGATGCTTCCCAAGTGGTATCCCATACAGCCGGACCTCATGGCCGCTACAGTATAAATGATGGGCGAAGGGATAACCCCTTGATATATAAGGCGAAAAGAAAAGTGGTGACTTCCCATAAGGCCGCCTCTAAAACTTAGTCATCGAAACGGGGCCGCAAGGCGCTACAGGGTTCGTCCCGCCGGATTAGATAGGGAAACCACCCTTAATAGGTACGCCACGGCGGAAGGCCCTAGTGAGTAATGCGGGTTAACTAGTTACAAGGGTTCGTCCCTGTTATCCGGTTCCGTGGCGCTAGGTTAGAGGCGGAGAGGGATACCGCTAAGGAAAACCCTAAGGCTACCCTGCCTTAACAAGGGACTTGACGGGAGGGTTTAGACCCTCTAGGACTTAGCTACCGGGGCCAGTCCCCAAGGTGAGAGAGACGTGCAAAATCTAGGGGTAAGCCAAGGCTACGGCCAGCGGGTTACCAACTAGGACACCGGCTCTAGACCTAAGTGCCTTCAAGCTATCAGCGAGAGGATAGCCTATGTTATTAGCTAAGGGCGGTTAAGCGCCTATAAGCTCCCTCTGGTCGGGGGAGATAGCTAAGCCGAGCCCGGCGCATGGACTAGGGTTGCGACCTTATCGCAGAACCTAAGCCCGGCTTAACGCCTCGCTAATAGGGTCCACTGTAATAGGTGGAGGACGATGCTAGATAGGGATATAGCCCGAGCACGTCGGCAACGATGCACCAATGATGAACACACGCAACGAGGACTAGGGTACAGACACCCTAGAACCTATCGGGCCTGATTGTTTGCTTGGTGCTAGTGGTAACCCTATGGGTCTGCTCGACAGCCCGACTTACCTTATTGATACCCGCTCTGCTTATGTCAGACGTATCACCAACCATAGCTAGGCGGCTAAGATCGTCTCGCCCGTAGGGTTTCCACTAGCACTAAGGCTAGTTAAACCTACGGGACTTAGCTATGAAGTACGCCACCCACATCATGACGAATGAGGTCTTTAAGAAGGCCGTCGTCTCGATCGGCACTCGCGGGAAGAACCTTGACCGGGACACCCACGCCGCCGCCGTCGCCGCCCTTATCGCCAGCCTTCCGGCTGATATGGGCGGCCACCTCAACGCCACTCCTGCCTTGCAGCTTTGCCAAGCTATGTCGGCTGGCCAAGCCCGTAACAAGGTGATCGCTTGGTTCACCTACTTCTCGAACATCCGTATCACGGTGTCTAAGCAGAAGGACGGGAGCTTCAAGTGGGGATGTAAGAATCTCGGCCCGAACGCCGACGCCTACCTCCCGGTCGATGAAGCACTGGTGATGGCGGCTATCAAGCTGCCCTTCTATGACCTGAATCCTGAGCCGGACATGGCTGAGGTCGATGTGTCCAAGCTGATCGCTGCGGCTATCAAGAAGATCACGGCTGCTGCTGCTGCTGGCAAACTCAAGGCGGACCCTGCTAACGATCTTCGCATCGCTGGCCTCCGCAAGCTGGTCGCTATCGACACCGGGGTGATGTAATGGTGACGGTCTGGATTACGGCGGCGATGGCCTTCGCCTTCCTAGCAGGGGTTACGCTAGGGGTGTCGTATCGCCGGACCTGAGGACCTGACAGAAACTTTCAACTAGGGCGGGGCAATCTGGCCCCCCGCCCGCTGCTATGGTGAAGCAATGGAACGCAGACACTTTGAGTTTGTAGCTAGGCGCATTAAGCACCGGCTGGATACAGTGGACACGGACGCAATGTGCTCTGTGTATGACAAGAAAACGCGGGACGCTATCCGTATGGAGATACGCCTAATGGCGCAGGACTTCTCGGACGCCTTCGCACAAGATAACCCTCGCTTTGACTATGCTAGGTTCCTAGTAGCGGCGGGGGTTGCATAACTTTCGACAGGCGGGCCTATGCGAGAGTGTTCCCGGTGGGTGGCTTGTCGTTAGCTCGCGTAAATCTAGGTAGGTCATGGCTGAGCGTTTGGCGCTGCCAGCCTACCTAGTAGCGGGTTGTTATTGGTAGCAGGGTGCAAGTGGTCGAGACTTGCCCGGTTATGCCTAGTGCAAACCGATCAGCAGACGGGCCTATAGGACGCTATAGGCTATGGATGCCCTGCTTCCAATCGCAATCCAGCCTC